TTCAGGTAATACTGCCAGTTCTCGTCCTGGCCAAACGCTCCACCCACAAACGAGAGGACGTATTCGATCATCTCCCGGCATTTCTGCTGCTTGGTGAAGACAACATTCAGGGCGTACCCCTTCGTGTTCCAATAAGCCGCAGCGGTATTGAACGAGACAAGGTTGATATCGGTTGCGAGCGCACCGGCATCTCTCAAAAGCGCATAAATGATGGCAGCCGGATTCTGTCCGTCGGTCATCTGCGCGTAATCTATATTCCCGGTCACCGATGTCGGCAGCGTGCTTTCAACCACGAAATGCACAGTCGGAACATACGTCACGTTGTCTCCGATATACATTCGGCGGTAAAAGACGTGGCTGATCCCCGGCAGGACAGAGGCGTACTCACCGGGGTACGTCGGGTAAACCCCATTCTCCCCATCATTGAACAGAATCGTCGAGTAATCGACGTCCTTCTCCTCTTCCTGGATATAGGTCGTGATGATGGCAAGCTTCCCCATCGCCAGTCCCTGCCAGATGTCGAGGAAATACTTGTACCCGACAACCACCTTCGAAGACCCACCCCCGAACAGACCGCCGCCCCCGTCAACCTTCTCCTTGATCTCCTCGGTCTTCAGATTCCCATACCACATAATGTTGCCGGTGATCTTCCAGCGACCGAAGACCTTCGGGACTGTCATGCCTTCCTGGGCCGTCGTAATATTGAAGTCACCGAGCTTGTTCGGAGACATATTCTCTGGGGTCCCGGCGCCCTTCGACATCATGTAAATCGAGTAGACGATGCCAGCGACGACAATCGCGTAGTAGGCGTACGTCAATGCGGTGGCAATCTCAATCCCCATTATTCAAGGTCCCCCAGCCGGAACATTCGTGTAATCCTCTTCTTCCACCAAAGGCAGTACGTGGATTGGCAAACCCCGCTTCTTGACCGATTCACGCTGTGGATCAGATTCGGTCCCATGAACACCGCCGCGTGGGTCGAGACATTCAGATCCATATTGAACAGCAGCAGGTCTCCCCGGAAAGCCTCTTCCCGATCCGGATCGAGCGAGTGCCACCATAGGCCGTCAGGATGGGTGGCGCTCAGACATTCCTCCCAGCATTCGATCAAAACCTCCCGGTCCGAGTGCAGCCACCAATCTGTCTGCAGTTCAGGAACCGGGCACTCCCCAGCAAGACCGAATTTTGCAAACGTTTGCAAAAGGAAGAGGGAGCAATCAGCAGCGCGGCCTTTTACGGCCTGCATGTGCCGGTGCGGGGTGCCGTCCCATGAAAGCAGTTCATCTTTCACAGGCAGCCAGCGCTCTTCGCTTTCAAAGTACCAGCGCGTCATATTCCCCACACCACCGGGCTTTTCGACGGAATCATTGGCATTCCGACAAAACGGACCCAGTTATTGTACTTCGTCTTGCAGGTTTCCGGAGAGCCGTCGCAGCCGGGGTAGATCTTTGCCGTCACCCCATCGTACACCCTGGAATCAAACGGGACATGCAGTGTCAACGTGTTTCCGACATGCTTCAGGATCAGGCGTGAATCATTCTGGTACTCGACAAATCCCTGCGTGAAATAGCCATCGTCGTAAGAGGCGCAGGCGGCGACAACAAGGTTCGACCCAGACACCACCACCGGACCTTCCACCTCGTAAAAGTACTTGTTGACCTGACAACCTCCGTCAAACAGGAAATGGTTACATCGGGCCTGATACATGAACGGCGGCAGGATGTTATTCAGCACATTTCCGCTCGCGGAGATCGTTGCCGAGGCCCGTTCTTCTTCGAACCCAACCGACACCACCGGCCCCTGGAAAAGGATCACCCAGTCATCAAGAGCGTCTGTCACCGCACGCAGGCACCGGATCAGGGTGGATTCAGTCGGGTTGTTCGCAATGAAGACAGCCAGCTCTGCCAGCACCGTGGAGGTCAGCGTCACACGAACATCTCCCATGGCTGTATCGAAGCTCAGACCAGACCGGCGGATGGAGGCAGGCTTATACTCAAGGTCAGCCACGATCAACGCTTGGTGATACGACGTGTACCTGGCAACTGCGGTTCCTGTAATGATCTCGTACAACTCAGCGAACGGATACTGCTCCGTCCTCAGCATATTTTCAGCAGGAGTGGTCATGCAACCTCCGAATATTCTTTCACCAGCTCATAGAACCTGATGCTGGCGATCGCCTTGGAGACAGACAGGTACTCCATCTGAATGCTGTCAACGTCGAACCGGCACAGTACGACCCGTCCAATCATCATCACGTCGTCCATCAGAACGGTCCGATCCATGGCCAAGTCCAGATCCAGACTGATGTACGATCCGTCAAGGGCAGGGACTGCATTCGTTATCTCCCGGACGATCTTGTCCCCATTCCACAAGTAGATGCAAAGCCGGTGGTTCTCAAAGGCGGCGTACCCATCATTGAGCACCTTGATGCTGGAGGACCCAACGTCAAAATCGTCTTGTGGCAGGAAATCCGACCGGTCTATGAAGTACCAGAACTTCTGCCACCGTCCCATCCGGGCCTTGAAGAAGTCGAGGAAAGCAAAGATCTCACTTTCGTCCATCAAGGTGACGGTAAACGAGAAGGATTCAGGCTTCATCTCCTCGTTGTCGTAAAGCGAGGTAATCGTTCCTGGATACTGGATAATGGTTCGAAAGGGCGCAAGCCCATACGCAACATCCTTACTCCACTCCAGCGGGGCAGAAAAGATCGGAATCCCCGTTCCCAGACCGGTGATGGAATCAGCCAACGAACACCTCCTGAAACCGCATCCCCATACTCAGCACGTTGTCGGTCAGGGACCGGGGGCCGGAATTCTCCAGAATCCCCAAAAAGACCGGGTAGATCACAGCACGGGAGGGGGCAAAGTTCACCTTGAAAGACAGCCCGACAGTCACCACCTGCCCAGTAATGTTGCTGACCTCCTTCACCTCCCCAAGCCGCAAAACCGGGTCAATCACGATGATGTACTGAGTGTTCAGCATATTGATCTTTGTCGACAGGTCTTCGTTGATCACAAGGGCAGTCTGCTGAAAGATCGTCGAATTCGTCGTGCAGCGCTCCGGCCAGATCGGCACCGCGAAGATCTTCCCGGCATGGGCATTGACATCATTCAGTGCCCGGTGCGCTGCCCGGCCCTTCTCCCACAGTTGAAACTCGGCAGCCCTGAGCCATTTGTCGTACAACGGGCGGCGCTGCTCATTCGCTCTTTTCGGATTCGCGGAAAGGATCGTTTTGAAGGCATACTCGATCGTCACCCCCTGGCTCCAATCCGGATGCACCAGCCACTGGATAATCCGCCAGCCTTCAACCAGCGTTTCAAAGGTGAGGCCGTCAACCAAGAACGAATACGTCGTCTCCTGAACCGCAGGCCCGGACGGGTAGGCCGTCACAGTCAAGGTAACTTCGTAATTCGGCGTCATCGAAAACGGCGTCGTCACGGTGGAAAGAAACAGTCCAGATTCACCTGGATCATTGATGGTGGTCAGTTCAACGCTGCGGTCTATGTAGGCGTTCCAGATCGAAATCACATTGGACATCTCTTCGTTGATCAGCGCGAAGTCGATATGCTGCGTCGTCCAAATTCGGTTGTAAATCAGGTCTCCTGCTGACAATTCGGAAAATGCAAGGTCAGGCTCTTTATGGCTCGGCTTCCGAAAGATCGTGACTTCTCCACCAGTGTCCATCGGATATTCTTCGGTTGTCTCGGCCAGCATGTCCGTAACAGCAACCGACATATCTTTCGGAATGACATCAGCTACAGTAGCCTGAGCCAAAACTCCCCCATCACCTGCGGGGGCATCGGAATGGATCGTCAGATATTTGCTCATGCTATCCTAAACGCGTATCCGTAGGTCGAGTTTACAGTCCGAGCCGGAAATACAAGATACTTTTCACTTCCGTAGGTCAGTTCAGATCCGATTTGCAGACCGCTGAACCGAGTGCACCAGACAGGGGCGCGGCAGATCGGCTGCCAGACATTATCCAACGGACCGTTCTCAACAGGATGAGAGATGTAATAAACAGGCTTTAGCAGAGGGCGCTTTTCTGAGTAATGATTCGCCTTGACGGCCGGTCCAAGATCCATAACGGGAATTCCCAAGTTGCTCTCCGACCCATAATTCGTCTCATCAATATTGCAGTTATCGCGCATTCTCCATATGTTATCGTACGTGTGGTTCTCAGTTCTGGAGTGGTAGTAAAAGTAGCTGCCAAAAATCCAGTCGTAACCAAAACTACCCACGTACCCAGTAGAAAACGGAATCACGGCCTTCGACAACGACGGATACACACTCCATGCCCAATTGTCGTAGTACGTTGATCCAATTTTGACCGACAGATTCTGCGTCGACAACCCGAAAACCTGACCTTGGGATGGGTTGTCCTCGTACATCTCAAATGAGCCAAAGTGCATCATTTGCGAGTAAACCGAATTCATCTGGGTAACGACGCAAATCCAATGAGGCCCAGCAAAGAACCAAACTTTCGGTATAAGTGAAGATCGGCCAACATCAAACCCACCAGTATTATTCCCCAGGCTGTAGAATAAATTTTCGGCACACGATACAGGCGGACCCGCAATAGCGTTCTGGCATATCGGATTGTCCTGGGCGCCAAAATAATTCGCCTCATAAGCGAGCTGGCTTCGCATGCTACCATTGATCCCATGAGCACCAAATGCCTCCCGAGCAACGCAGGCAAGGGATACGATCAGATTCTGAGTCCCATAACCGGTCTTTGACATTTGAAGGAAACCGCCGTCAGAATAGGATCTCCATGCACCCGTGCCCGTTATAGTCGCCCAGGTGACTTCTGGAATCCACTCCTCCTCCGTCCATCCGTGGGAAATGCACCATCCACGAAGCTTATCGAAGAAGTCCGCCAGTCCAACGACGTTCGTGTAAACCGTGTAATCCAACAGCAAAACTGACCTCCTTAAACCGTCGTCGTGGTAAGGGTGCCGTCATCAATACAAAAGGCGTATCCCTGCGGGGTATAAATCGTCGGGAACGGAAATACGAGGTACTTCGATCCGTCCTGCTCAAGCTGCTGTCCAATTTCAAGCCCCGCAGTATTTAGGCACCAAACAGGAGCTTTGAAAACAGGAACCCAAACGCTATCAGCAGGACGTTGGATGGCAAAAATCGGCTTGATCATTGGTCGCTTTGCTGAAAAGTGGTTCGAAAGAACTGCCCCAGAAACGCCAAGCAGCTCATTCCCTCCGGACGATGCGGACCAGTAATCCCCAAAGTAAACGTGGCAGTTGTCGCGATGGTAAATGTAATTCGTTCCGTACGGAGCAATCGACGCACGGTTGAAGTAGTAAAACCCGAGTCCGTGGTTCGTGTAGTAGCTGAATCCACTCTTCTTCCCGGAAGAAAAGGGGGTGGTAAAGAAGAGACGGCGCTCCCATCCAGTCTTCCAACTTGTATCGTACTCATAAGAACCAGGACCATAAACAGTGGTGGTCATGCCGAAACACTGGCCCTGAGACGGGTTGTCTTCAAACATCTCAAACGACCCGAAGTGCATCATCTGACAGAACTCTTCACTCATTTTAGCGACGGCACAAATCCAGTGTGGCCCCGCAAAAAACCACGCTTGTGGGATGTTATCCGACGCGGTGAGATCAAGACCGCCACAAGCATTATTTACTCCTTGATAAAACAAGCTGTCCGCAGTTAGCGAACTTATCATTCCAACCAGCGGGTTCTGGTTCATCGGATGCTTGCTAGAGGATGTTTCGTACGCAGTCTGGCTCCGCATACAGATGGCAAGGCTACACGACGGATAATCCTCCTTTATCATAGAGGAAATAGCAGCGATCAAATTCTGAGTCCCATAGCCGGTCTTGGAGAGCTGAAGAAAATCCGCTCTTGAATCTGTCTTCCAACCATAAGGAGACGTTCCCCAAGTCACATTCTCCAACCACTCCTCTTGGGTCCACCCTTTAGATACAGCCCAGAGGCGAAGCTTGTTGAAGAAATCAGAACATCCGGTCAAGTTCGTGTATGTAACGTAATCCAGCAGCAACGGAATTCTCCTTAAACGGTCGTCGAGGTCAGATACCCGGCATCAATCTCGTAGAACGCCATAAAGTCGTAATTGTAGTCGTTCTTGCCCTGCGGCCAGATTCGGAATCGCAATCCGTTGATGTCGTCGTAGTAATTCTCTGGCTGCGGGGCCATCACTCTCACAGCGAACGTATTCCATAGCTGGAAGGCTAAAATCTGCGACGTGGTGACATAAACCGGGGAGAGGACAAGCGCACCGTTTGGAGCCACATCAACTTGCGTGTTGTCCGTGTACATCGGAGCCAACTGCATCGGCAGGACTTCACAGTCTGTTCCGGATCGAAAAGCGCCATTTGGATCAACAAGGAAATACGTGTTATCCTTCGGCCGGACTGGTCCGTTTCCTCCCGCCTGATATGAAATATTTCCGACTTCAGAACCGGCAATGTAGAGGGGATTCGGGTACTCGGACGGAGTTCCAAGGCGGGCACCGTTTCCGAGGTAGCCTTGGAAGTAGGACGTCCCCACACGGACACAGAACCCAATGAACTCCTGGGTCGAATAAATCCAGTAGTCCATCTGCTGATCAGCAGCCTGA